TGAGTCTACTGATAACGAGATTGATGACAAAGCCGTTGAGTTTATTGCTAACGGTTTGTTCCCTGCTCCTAAACTTTAATGTATCAAGTCAATACGCCGCTTCACGGCTATTATTTCGACTCGGCCGATGAAAATAATCTAGCTGTCAGCTCTACGGCTCTGCAGGTTAAAGTGTCTGGACCTTATTTGGTTCAAGATTTTCGAGATGCAAATAGTGACGGTCCTTCGGTCCTTTTTCATCAACCCACAGATCCGGGTGACACTGTCGCAACTAACGGCAATACATTAGTTGTATGTGCCAATAATAGCCCTATTACCGTTTACTTGTATAAGGATTGGTATGTTAAGGCTAATAGTGGCGCAGTTGGCCTCATGCTTCTTAAAAAAGTAGTTAACCCGTAATGGACCTAGGGGAGCCAATAGCGCTTCCCTATATGGCCATCCCAGAACCGCTTAATTTGCCGGTTCCAATCCTGGAGGTACCAGATGCTCATGTACCTAGTTACAAGCCTATGGTGGTGCCTCCTAGCGCCCTTAGAGCGCCTCCTGGAATCAAAGGGAAGCCGCTAGACGGGAAGCAACCAAATACACAACCAAATAACCCAACTACTCCACCTAAAGCACCGGAAGTAGATTATGTAACGGTACCAATTATTGACAAAGAAGTACCCATCCCTAGTCAAGAAATTCTGGTCACTGCCGTAAGTACAGCGACTGTATCAGTTGCAGCCACCCTTACAGCTACCGCAGTTTTTAAACATCTTGTTTCTATAGCAAAACCACTTATTAAAACTGCATGGACAAAGATAACAAAAAAGAAGGATTTATCAAATTCCTCGTCCTCTGCTGGTCAGCAGGACTCTTGACTGCATCCTATGCAGGATGGATGGAAAAAATGGACCCAACATATGTGGCCTCTATTCTTAGCGGCACGTTGGCAACTTTTTCAATTACTAGAGAAAAGAAAGAATGAAAAAACTACTGGCACTATTAGTATTTGTACCAGCAGTAGCTAACGCTCAGACCGTTACCCCCAACTTCACTCAGGGGAGTATGCAAGCGACTACTACCACTACAACGACCATCGACCGAGTTATTGAAACAGACGTGATGGGCGGAGCTTATTCCTCATGGTCTGGAACAAACGTAACCCCAAGTGGGGATATAACAAATGGTTCAACGACATTCTCAGTGCATACCGCAGGCGATCCCTTTCAACTGGAGATCACAACGCGAGCTGCCGGAACGATCGAAGAAATAACAATTACAGAAGACATCGATATGACATCTACTACTACATCCTTGTCTATCTTCTCGCAGTAGGTCCAGCATATGCTGATGAACCTCGCGTACAGAATACCTCTAATCCTGTTGCCGCTGCTACTGGTAACGTCACAAATCAAGCGGTGCAATTCCAGAACAACGGAGCTCCGTCACGTCAATACTTTGCAGGGTCCAATTCCTGTAATGGTCCGACAATGACATTATCCCCATTTATGATGGGGAATGAAACACGGCCTGTTGACCCAGAGGGGTATGTAAAAAATGCAAACTGGGGAGCACAAGTTAACTTCATGATTCCACTAGACAGTGGCATGATCGAACAGTGCAAATCGATTGCCAAGAGGCATGAACAAAAAATGCGTCTTATCTATGAACTGACTAGAGCTGAAAAATGTGCAGACCTACAGATTAAAGGTTTTACCTTTAGACCTGGCTCACACGTTGAAAAACTCTGTTCTGACATAGTACCTATTGTATCTATAAACAATGCTGGAAGCACTAGTGAGCGTAGCGATAGCCGGAATAGCGGCGGGAGCAGCTCTAAATAACCGCCTACATCAAAGAATAAATAACGTACACGATCGTATCAGTGGTTTAGACCGGCGGATAGATGCAATAGAACTTGGCGTCGCTCAAGATTATGTGTCTAAAGCTGATTTGTCTATTATGACAAAGCGTATGGAGGACCATATGATTCGGATTGAAAACAAATTAGACCAAATAGTTTTACGAAATGGCACATAAAAAAGCGACAGAAGATCAGTTTAATGAACTACACAACCTCGTCACGAAAGAATTTTTGGCTCGCATTAAGTCTGGCGAAGCTTCTACTCAAGACTTGAAAGCCGCTTGTGACTGGCTAAAATCGAATGACATTAGTGGGATTGCATATGACGGCAATCCTTTAGATAAACTTGCCAATGTCATCCCAAAAATTGATCCCGAACTAGTACAAAGCAGATTGTATGGCAAGCAAGTCAACTAGGTATTACCGAAAAAATCCTAAGGCAAAAGCCAAAAAGGCTGCCTACAGGAAAAAATACAACGCTAAGCCAAGCGAAAAGAAACGGCGCGCTCAGTTAATGATCCTCAATAAAAAGATGGGTCGTAAAGGCGATGGAAAGGATGTATCTCACAAAAAAGGTGGAGGTGTATTCCTTGAAAAAGCTAGCAAAAACAGAGCACGCAATCGTGGTAAAGCATGACCCCATTACTTCCAACACCTGACCATTATCTACACAACCTAATAAGCATGACATCCTCTGAAGCGACTCGCCTTTGGAGGCGAGCTATTAAAGAACAGTTTGACAGTACATGCATTTATTGTGGAAAAGCTTATGATTTATCTGAACTTACTATTGATCACGTCCATCCTCGCTCTCGTGGCGGAGAAACAATCAACAGCAATTGTGTACCAGCGTGTAGATGCTGTAACCAGGACAAAGGAAGTGAACACTGGTTGACGTGGATGCGTCAACGACATGGCAAACAGCCAGAAAGAGAACAACTAATTTTATCACACATTAAATAATGGCAAGACGAGCAGGAGGCCGTGGAGGCTGGGGTGGTCGCGGAGCCCGTGGAGGGTATAGCGGTGGTCGCAGCAGTGGCCGTACAAGTTCTAGTCGTGGCCGTATGAGAACTACATACCCACGACACACTTGGACAACTAGGCACGGAACGAAATCAGGTTATCGAACCGTTCAACACTCAAAACTGAAGATTAGGCAAGGTGGCGGTTTTAGTTCTACTCAATTCAAACGGGATGAATACAACCCAGGTCACGTAGCTGGAGCACCCGATACCACTCCCCCACCCGCTCAACGAACGTCTATTGCAACCGAATCTAGCGCATGGCTAGGTAAACCGTTACGCGGTAGGTGGCTCGGTAAGGGTACTCAACCTGTCAGAACACCAGGGAAACGATAACTTATGGCTGCAATATCAGTTAAACCCCCCGGCTGGGGGGAAATCCCTAAAGCGCAGCGTGCAGCATATGAGGCTCAATGGGCGCTCTTAGGTCAAACAATTGACGAATTTAAGAAATGGAAGGAAGTCAAAGAGGGACTTACTAAAGGTACCGATGAGTACAAAAAAGCTGCACGCAAGGTAAACAACTACCCACGTTGGATTGCTGATATTCTACAGGCTCCCCCTGAAACTTTCCTTGGTGTAGACTTATCAAGAGGAAAAGCTGGTCCTGATGTGCACGATATAGCACGGCGCATCATGAAACATTCCACCTCTACAGGTGGTACAATGCACCACATTACTGCAATTTTGCAGACTCAAGCTGCTTTAAAAGGGCTCAATGTAGGTGGTCTAGCTAACCTTAATGAGCGTCTTAAAGATCTAGGCATTGCTCTAGGTACTACCGATGCTAATTTAGTTGAGGTGCCTAGCACTGCAGACGAGTTGCACAAGAGAAAACACGGCCTGACAGCTACTGGTAGCACAGACTGGGCTAATAAATCGTGGAGAGTTGATGACACACAAAGCTGGGATAGTATAGCTGATCGAGTAAAAGCTATTCAAGAAAGTGCATCCAAAAGTATGGGTGCACATGTTTTGTCAGAAACGTCAGAGTATGCTAAACAGTATAGAGACAATCAAGCCAAATACTTAACTGAAATATTCGGTGAAGATTTTGGCCGTTTGTATAAAGCTGGTTTGGTTGCACCAGATCAACGTATTAAAGAAATTCAAAACCTTGGCCATGGAGTTAATAGACAACTTGGCCTTGACAATACGGGGTTAGCAATTGACCCCAAAACTACCGCTGGACTTGTTGAAGAGGTAAAATCTGGTAACCCTATAACCAGACAAGGGAAAAAGCTGTTAAAATTTGTCAACGAAAACAGCCAAGGTTTGAAGATTGGTGGTGGTGCAGCAGCTCTTTCACTGCTTCCTACAGTAGTTAGAGCGACTCCTGTTGTAGGCACTGCGTATGAAGCAGCGACACATGACGAAACCCAAAAGGCTCATGACCTAAAAATTGCCCAAAATCCAGACGATATAGGACAAAAAGTTCAGAAATGGTCTGATTGGTTTGGTGGCCAGACAGCTAAAGCCAGTCTCACTGGCATGGGCATAACTGCTGCTGGTGCCAAGATGATGGGTTCCAGTCTGGTTAATCCATCAGAGGAAAGCTTCTCAATGCTTGGGGCTGGAATAGCTACCACAGCTGCAGGTTTAGGCATTACAGCTGTTTCTGAAACTGCAAACCTAGGCGCTGGGCTAACAAGCCTTGGTATCGGAGCAACAAGAGCTGTTGTCGATGCGACAAACAACAGAGGCCCCAGAGGCGATTGGAATGACCGTCTGAAGGCCCGTAGAAGCACACGCTAACCCAACTTATCTAAATGCCGAGAAAACGCCGTACAGCGCCTCCTAGGGAGGTCTCCGTGCTCGATTCCCTGCAGGCTGATTTTAAGCTGTTCTTACAGGCACTCTGGCAACAGTTAGATCTACCCTCACCCACCCGAGCACAATATGCAATCGCAGATTATTTACAACACGGTCCTAAACGATTACAGATCCAAGCATTCCGCGGAGTCGGAAAATCTTGGATTACTGGTGCTTTTGTTCTTTGGACTTTGTTTAATAATCCAGAAAAGAAGATTATGATTATCTCCGCTTCAAAAGAGCGTGCAGATAATATGTCTATTTTCCTACAAAAACTAATCATTGAAACACCATGGCTTTCTCATTTACGCCCGAGGTCAGACGATGCAAGATGGTCAAGGATAAGCTTCGATGTGAACTGCTCCCCTCACCAGGCTCCGTCCGTAAAGTCGGTGGGCATCACTGGACAGCTCACAGGAAGCCGCGCAGATTTAATGATTCTCGACGACATTGAAGTTCCTGGTAACTCAATGACGGAATTGATGAGGGAGAAACTCCTTCAACTGTGTACAGAAGCAGAATCAATTTTAACACCTAAAAATGATAGCCGGATTATGTATCTCGGCACTCCTCAGACTACCTTTACAGTCTATAGGAAACTTGCCGAACGCAATTACAGGCCATTCGTGTGGCCAGCGCGCGTCCCACGGTCTCTTGCTAATTACGAGGGACTCTTGGCGCCCCAGCTCCAATCGGATATCGATAACGGAGCACAAGCCTGGGATGTAACTGACCCTGATCGATTTGGTGATGATGATCTAGTGGAGAGGGAAGCGGCAATGGGCCGATCTAACTTCCTTCTCCAGTTTATGTTAGACACAACCCTTAGTGATGCAGAAAAATTCCCCCTTAAGATGGCTGACCTTATCGTCACCTCTGTTAATCCTACCACTGCTCCTGATGGTCTCATCTGGTGCTCAGACCCAAACAATACCCTCAAAGACCTCCCAACTGTCGGGTTACCTGGAGATTATTTCTACAGTCCAATGCAGTTCCAAGGTGAATGGGGTCCTTACCAAGAAACAATCTGCTCAGTTGACCCATCGGGTAGAGGCTCGGATGAGACGGCTGCAGCTTATATCTCCCAGCGAAATGGTTTTCTGTACTTGCATGAAATGCGAGCTTACAGAGATGGATACTCAGACAACACGTTATTGGACATTCTAAAAGGTTGTCGCAAGTTTGGTGTAACCAAGCTGGTTATTGAAACAAACTTTGGTGATGGTATGATTACCGAATTGTTCCGTAAACATTTAAAAGAGGTAAAAGTAAACTTAGACATTGAAGAGGTTCGCGCTAATGTCAGAAAAGAAGATCGTATCATCGATGCTTTGGAGCCTATTCTTAACCAACATCGGCTGGTTGTTGATCGTTCTGTCATTGAGTGGGATTATTCCTCGAATAAGCACTTACCTCCCGAGGAACGACTCCTGTACATGCTGTTCTACCAAATGAGTAGGATGTGTAAAGAAAAAGGAGCTGTTAAGCATGATGACCGTCTAGACTGTCTTAGTCAAGGCGTTAAATACTTTACAGATTGCCTAGCTCTTAGCGCTCAAGAAGAAATGGTCTCCCGTAAGCGGAGAGAATGGAACGATATGATCGCTGAAATGATCGATGATCCACAAGCTGCTGCTAATCATTTAGCTATGGGTTATACCCTCGAACAGCGTGAAACGAGTAGAGCTAAGACAAAAAGAAGTTCAGTCCACACCTGGGTTTAGGCCAATAGGCCCCTTATACAGGGGGAGAGAAGGGTGGACTCGAACCTTGTACCGGGGAGTTTTCGGACTCCCCTTTATTAACTACTGAATAGAAGACACCAAATATCACTTCCCACCTCATCCGTGATATCTGAGGCACAATATTCTACTTATGTTAACTACACTCTACCACGTCTCTAAGTTTATAGAGATAATAGTAATATCTTGTATATTCAATCCTGTCAATTGGAATCAATGCGTACGGATGAATGAATGGTTCCCTCCTTATGTACAAGATTTAAAAGAATTCCAAACTAACCCACCCTATAGTAAAGAAAAACATGGAGTACAACTTCGAGAAGAATACGAACGACTGCAACGTGACCTACATGAGGGTACGGACAGGTCCGAATCACTTCCGAGTGTTTTACAAAAATAGTGCATGCATACGTTTTACTCCTAAAGATGTAGGTCGTTGCTTTGGTGTAGCTAAATTTACTCCATGGTGCAATGAAATGCGTGAATGGTGCTACTCTATGATCGATAAATTCGGCTCTGAGACCGATAAAACCGATGATGGGTACCTTAAGTACATCGAGAAGCATGGGTTCGGTCCTGAGGCCCATGAAGAGCCCAATGACAACACTAAAGTAGTGATTTAAATGGATGATCTTGCTAACGCGCCTGTTAAAGTAGTCAAATGTAAGAATTGTGGTGCAGATGTCACTATTAACGCTAACTATCCTATTGATGCTGTTGATTCTTGCAAGTTTTGTCCTAAAAAAATGACAAAAATGTCTGAAGCCTAATAGCGTGGAGGCAAGGTCGCCATTCCCCCCATACCCCCCTTCGATTTCACCCAGTTTCGCAAGATTTCACCGCTCAATGATATCGAAATCGTTGCAATATGAGGGGGGAGGGGGTAGCGAGCGAAGCGAGCGGTTTATATTTATTTTTCTTTCTCTCGCGATCTGTAGCGACACAAATAATAATTAATATCAAAAGATAATACTAATACTAATACGAATTAATAATGTACTAACTAATAAGAATACAACAGCGCTGTATAATACTATTCACTCTCAACATATGGGCACAACAGCACACCATACAGCTGTACTATGGACGATTAGACAACTGACCCAATTTCTCCGTTTTGTATCACCGCGAACTACGAGGCGCTGAGAAATCTGCTACCTTATAGGTATGGAGATGAGGAGAGCAGCGCGAAGCTGACTTAAACCCTCTCCGCCTTCGATCGTTAGTAAACCGCAAAGCGGAGCTGAAAGCGATCAAACCAGTGGACAGCTGACCTAGTGACCACTAAATCAACACAAGCGGTTCTTCATCTGCTATAGTTGATTTATCAACAAAAGTTAAACAATTGGAGGTGATCTTCTGACTCTCGAATATTATCAGTTTGAAACAGATCAAGATGATGTGTTTGAAATTGACAACAAGAAAGTTATAATGGGTGAGCAGTGGGTTCACATTGGTTTTAGGGAGCGCAGCGGTCCATCTGCTGATGCTATCTATGATGAAGAAGATAAATTGTATTGGGATAGTTTCCCAGTTCTTTACAATGTTGACGGTGGAGATATCTATGATTTAGATAGCAAACTATTCTATGAGTTCTACGATATCGATCCAGTTGATGTTGTAAACTTTACCGTCTCTGATTGATAGTCACTCTCAACATATGCTTTCCTATCACAACATCAACGCTACCTTTGCTCATATCAATTGGTGCGTGAATTATAACGCTGAGTATTGCAATGAGTTGCTTTACTGTTATCTACAGCGTTTGGATGAATACTCCTCCCAAAGTGATTCTGAACACTACTAGAGTTCAGTTCATTTTCTGAGGGTTATTATCCCTCCATTCATTCACTTTATTCAAATTCAAATGTTCAACAAAACTGTTCTGACTCGTTCTTCTTCTTGTGCTGATGCAATCACTGTTGATGCTATCAACGGCACTGCTGCAGTTCTTTACAAGAATGGCACGGTCTACAGCTACAAGAACGTCAGCCGTCGCGCTATCATCAACTTTATGATCAATGAGTGCGCTTCTCTTGGCTTCTTTGTTAACAACATCTTGCGCGATTCTCGCGTTAGCTATCAGCAAGTCTGATCTATTCTAATTACACAGCACTGATTGATAGTTATTAAACAACACTGTTTAATTCTAATTAGTTAGTGCTGTTTAATTAAATAAATTCACTCTCAATATCACTCTCATAGCATTCGCAAGGATGCAGAGCACAACGAGTTAGCAAGGGCGCACGCCACAAGCTGTGAGGAACCACAGCAACCACCGTAGGGACGCACTAGCGATAGTGTATAAGACCGCCACGGGATGCTAACGAATCACCAGTACGCAGAACGTCGCCGCGGTGAGTTAAGAGCTAGGACATCCTTACAAGGATGCTAGCACCTTTGTTGATTCTTTCCAATAACTATTCCTATTAATTTAGGTTAGTTTTTTGAAGGACTCACTCCTTCGTTGTTTGTAACTCATTCGATGATCGCACTTTCCACTAAAGAGCAAGTCCAGTCCCATATGGAAGCTTATGAAGCTTGGTATGATGCTCTCTCTGACGAGAAGCAAGAGCTAGTTGATGAGATCTATGATCGCACTTCTTTTATCACTGATGAAGAAGAGTACGATGCATTTATGCAAGTATTAGAAGATGATTATGGACTCACCACTAGTGAACAGTTCCAAGACGCATTCCAAGGTGAATGGGAGGGTCAAGGTGAACACCTTTTGACTCAATTCGCAGAGCAATTCTGTGATGATATCTATAGTTCTGAGCTAGAAGAGTTTCCAGACATCTTCCGTAATGCAATTGATTTTGAATCCGTTTGGCATCAATCACTGCAATGGGATATGTTTACTGTGGAATTCCGTGGTAACACTTACTTCTTCTGGAACCAATTTTGATTCTCTAAAGTAGGCATTCTCCCTCATTTTTTGGGGGAGTTGCTTTCTTTAGGGGTTCTTTTTTTGACCCTTTTTCACTCTCAAACGCAAGGACGCACAATGCAACTAACAGCAAACTATCGCTGTGATGAAGAAGTTACCCATATCAACTACTTCCCACAAGCAGAGATTCTGAGTTTGTACTTCAAGGACGGTACTGAAATGGAGTTTGTTGATTGTGATATGAGCGAGGTTCTTTGCTTTGTTCGCAATGCCATTAAGTGCGACCTTAAGCAACATCTGGAGGCAGGCAATACGCTACAGCCTCATCAGAAACGCAGTCTGCTTGAAGCGGCTGACTATATCAAGGAAGTATGCAGTGACGCAGACACAAACGTGGTCGAACTTTCCTCTTGAGGAAGGCGACTACTGCACAAACTATTCACCCAAACTAACTAACAATGTCCCTTCAAATCATGAAGTCCCTTCTCTCGCAAGGGAAGACAGGCGACGAGCTTCTGAAGATTCTCAACGCAATCACACCTAATGAAGGACCCAAGTTGCCAGTCATCGAACCTTTCGTTGATGTGGTAGAATTGGGATGCCCTACTGATTGGTAAATTATGGTAACACACTGTATTGGAGTATGACTGATGTATTACAACAACACAAAGATCAAGATCGCAGTGCCATTTCACGAGGACTTGTTTTGTTGTGCTGGAGCAGGGTCACTATCAATTGATATGTGGACCTCTGATTACTACGAGTTACTTGAACTTATTGGAGATGACTACGAATGAGATCAGGAACTTACGTTGCTAAATGCAATGGCGAAGTCCAAGAATGCTGGAGCTTCGACGAAGCGAATGATGTCGCTTGGGAAATGTTCAACGAAACTGGGAAACTCTCCTTTGTGGAGGATTACCTAGGTTGGACCGTTCTTACCTATGAACCAGACTACGAACAATCTCAGTACCTTCAATACAACCCTTCATGATCACTGAACAAACAATCATCCTTGCAATTATTGGAATGGTAGGGTTATTCTCTACTGCTATTATTTGGCAGCGAGCTAACCGGATTACTTCTAAATACTATTCACCCAAAAATCACTCTCATGGAGACGCATGACCACCCAAACTATGTACCAAGCACGCACCTCTGCTGGCAGATATTATTTCATGGCAGCCGATTTGGAAGCAGCCGCATGGCATGCTTTCTCATTGTCCAAAGAGTTGGATGCTACACTTATTGATGTTTTGGAGGTCAGTGACACACAAGAAACCATACTTTCCAAATAACTGGAAAGAATACGCTGCGCAGCCTGATGATTTCTTTGTACCCATTACCTTTGCTGAATTGCTTATGGTCAAAGTGCACGCCTGGGAAATACCTTCCAGTGTAGTGTGTATGATTCGTGAGCAAAACACCGTCACGGGTAAAGTAAAAGAACACGTTTATCAAAGGCATCACGCTGCCGATAAAAAGATACAAGAACTGTATCAAAAACCCAACACCGAGTTCACAGTATGTGATCCGGAAACTATCCACTTTGTCCCTTCTATTTTCGATGAACAAGCCGACGAAACAGAGGAGGATTAATACCCTCATCGAAGCTATTGATAACCATCCACACAAGGATGAGCTGCTGAAGCTTATGCGTGAGCAGCTGGAAGATGATAAGTCAACTCAATACTTGCAGGAGTAGTTATTGCCAACACCAGTAGAAATTGATGAGCAAATCGAATTAGAACGGCAGCAGATCAAAGCTGGGCTTAACAGACTACGGCAAAACACAAGGAAGCTAGAAGAAAAAGACTATGCTTCTGCTTCACCATATGGCGTAGCTTCTATAGACACACTGCTACCGTTGGTAATTCAACGAATAGATCAGACTTATGATCGTATTCATGAAAGAAAAAACGGTGTTTTATTCCGCGAAATTCACTCTCATCTGGCACAGATCAGCTCTGAGGCAGCCGCGGCCATAGCTTGTAAACTTACTTTTGATAAAGTCTTTAGCTATAGAGTAGAGAACACCCGTCTTGTTTCTGTTGCTCGTGCTATTGGTAAAGCGGTATCTGATGAATGTCAGATGTTGCACTATGAGGCTAATGCGCCTGGACTCTTTGAGAAGCTCAAGGAGAACTATTGGCACGCTTCTATTGGCACACAACAGAAGGTTAAGGTAATCTCTGTTTTAATGAAGCGTTATGACGTTAAAGAATGGAAACCTTGGGGATCGATTATTGAAACCAAGCTAGGCACTTGGCTTTTAGAATGTATCATGGCTGCTAGTGGCTGGTTTATGATCGATACTCGTAGGGAAGGTAGGAAGACTCACAACCACGTTGTTCCTACTCCAGAGTTTATGGAGATCAAGGATCAAGTGATGGCTAATGCGGAGCTGTTCAGCCCGCTTACGTGGCCTATGTTGATTGAGCCTAATGACTGGTCAAATGAACGGCCAGGCGGTTACATCTTGAATGAGGTGATGCGCGGACACGAAATGGTTCGTCGCGGGAGCAATGGCCCCCTTATACAGGGAGAAACCCCTATCAATTTTCTCAACCATATTCAGAAGGTTGCTTACACCCTAAATCCATTTGTGGTAAAGGTTGCTGAGGAACTGGAAGAGAAAGGAAGAGCTGTTGGTAAGTTTCTACCTATTGTTCACCACGAGCTCCCACCTAAACCTTTCGATATCGCAGATAATGCGGAGTCCCGTAAGGACTATCGAAGGAGAGCTGCGGAGGTTATGAACCTAAACGCGCAGGAATTCAGGAAGTCATGCCGTACAAGGATGACGATGGAGGCAGTTAATAAGTTTAAGACTGTCCCTAAGTTCTACATTCCGTGGTCTTTTGATTACAGAGGTAGAGCTTATCCAATTCCTGCTTTCTTAACACCTCAAGATACTGACTTTGGTAAGAGTTTGCTTCAGTTTTATGAGCAAGGATTCCTTACTCCAGAGTCAGAAGAATGGTTGTCTTTTCAGGTAGCTACAACATATGGTCTAGATAAAGCTACAATCAGAGAAAGATTGGAGTGGGCTTCTAATAATCATGAGTTAATTACTCGTGTAGCCACTGATCCCATAGGTAATTTACCAGAATGGGAGGCAGCGGAAGAACCTTGGTGTTTCTTAGCTGCTTGTGAAGAATACTATTCTTGTCTTATAGATCACAGTAGGCATTACACCGCACTACCTATTGCTGTAGACGCTACATGTAGTGGTTTGCAGATACTTGCAGGTCTAGCTAGAGATAAATCAACTGCTAAGTTGGTTAATGTTTTGCCTGGATCTGAGCCTCAGGATGCTTACAAGGTTGTTGCTGCTGAAGCACAGCCTCACGTTCCTAAGTCTATCCAACCCTATATGGATAGGAAAACTGTGAAACGTGTAGTTATGACAGTTCCATATAACGCTAAACCTTATAGTAACAGGCAATATATTAGGGATGCCTTAAAAGATAAGAACGTAGAGATAGATAAAGACGATTTAACGGCTACTGTTAAAGCAGTTCGAGCAGCTATGGACAGGGTAGTACCTGGCCCTATGGCTGTAATGAAATGGATTGAAGATGAAGTAGCTGCAGTAATAAAAGAAGGTGCCGATGAAATACAATGGGTTACACCTTCTGGGTTTGTCGTTACTCAAAAGCTTATGAAAGCTAAGGTAGCGACAGTTAAACTACAGCTACTTGGCACTGTAAAGGTCAAAGTTGCTGATGGTTACACTGATGAGGTCGATATAGCTCATCATAAGAACGCTACAGCGCCCAATCTTATTCATTCCCTCGATGCGAGTTTACTCCACTTATCTGCACTCCGCTTTTACGCACCGTTGGCCCTCATACACGACTCGGTTCTATGCCGTAGTTGTGACATGGCTACTCTTTCAAGCATTGTCAGAGAAGTTTACATGCACCTATTTGCGGAGCATGACTACCTAACTAGCTTCGCTAAACAAATCGGAGCTAACACCGAACCACCGATTATTGGAGACCTTGAACCGGAATCCGTAATTGAATCCACCTATTTTTTCTGTTAATGGCACGCACTATCCACAAAACCGATACACCTGTAACCCTTACTGGGTATCAGGCTGTCCTTAAGCCTAGCAAATATGGCTATTCACTGGGCGCAGTAGTCGGTCAAGAAGTTGTTGATGTTCTCGAAGAAGAGCGTCTCAACATTCTCAAGTGGGCTGAATCAAAACTGAAGAACCCTAAGCGTTCCACTCTCAAACCAGAACCCTGGGAAGAGGTTGCTGAGGGTCAATATAAAATTAAGTTCTCTTGGAACGATGAGGCTAGGCCTCCAGTGGTAGACACTGAAGGTATGCCTGTGACTGATGCTCCCTTGTATGAAGGTAGTAAGGTCAAGATTGGCTTCTATCAAAAGCCCTACATCCTCAAAGATGGTGTTACTTATGGCAGCTCATTGAAGCTGGTTGGTGTCCAAGTTATCAGTCTTAACGCTGAAGCTGGTGTGGACACTGGCGATATGTCTGCTGATGCTGTTGCTGAGCTGTTTGGCAAATGCGATGGCTTTAAAACAAGCGATCCTAACGTAACTCCTACTACCCCTTCCTCTGTTGAAGAAGATGACGACTTCTGATTTCCAATATACCGTAAGTAAAGACGAAGTAACTGGTGTCTATAAAGCAACTTTGGATGTGCAACTGCCTCCAATTTGCGTCACCCGTTACAAAGCTGATAAGAACGACTTCAAGTACGAAATGCAACGTGCTGTGACTGAAGTTGTTGAAGCAATCATTGAAAAGTATCTGGATGATTGATGGCTTTCCGATCCAAGTTAGAAAAGCGAGTCGCTGACTTGCTTGGGAACCTTGGTGTCTCTTTTGAGTACGAAAGCACAAAGATCCCCTATCAAATCCAGCACAACTACACCCCTGATTTCTGCCTCCCAAATGGGGTGTGGCTGGAAACTAAGGGGTATTGGGATAGTAAGGACCGTCAGAAGGTACTAGCAGTGATTAAACAAAATCCACTGATAGATCTTAGGATGGTCTTTCAAGCTCCCTACAATACAATATCAAAAAAAAGTAAAACCACCTACGCACAATGGTGCGATCGGCACGGGATTAAATGGGCTTCATATGCAACCATCCCTATTGAATGGCTCATCTGAATTTATCAGGCATGAACCATGTATATCTTGTGGCTCATCAGATGCGAATAGTTTGTACTCTGATGGCCACACTTATTGTTTCGCTTGCCATACCTATGTATCTGGTGATGGCAATATTCACTCTCAAATGACTAGCAATGTCCACCTCCAAGGCTCAGCCCAAAGGCTGCAGAAACGAAAGCTGTCAGAAAAAACCTGCGAGCTCTACAAAATCTACAAAGACGGAACACGATTACGTTTCCATTATTTCAGTCGCGATGGGGTCCTTCTAGGCGCGAAGCTAAAAACAAAGGACAAAACATTTACCTATGAAGGCGACACTCATGGATGCTTTTTCGGCCAGTATTTATTCCCTAATACAGGAAAACGAGTTATCATCTATGAGGGAGAGCTGGATGCAGCGTCAGGAGCAGAAGTTATGCCTGGCTGGCCGCATGTCAGCCTTCCTACTGGTGCTGCTGGGGCGAAGAAATCAGTCCAAAAAAATCTAGAATGGCTTCAAGGCTACGCTGAAATCGTCTTATTTTTCGATAACGATGAAGCCGGTAGAAAGGCCTCTGAAGACTGCGCTGGTGTGTTACCACCTGGCACGGTAAAGATCGCCCGTCTAGAGGACTACAAGGATGCCTCAGACGCCTTAATGGCTGGAGATACACAGTCGCTTAAAGAAGCCATCTGGAATGCCAAGCCTTACAGACCGGACGGCATTGTAGAAGGTAAGAACTTACTTGAACTTGTAACTACACCTCAACCACCCGCTGATTATGAATATCCTTTTTCAGGACTCAACCGAAAGCTTCACGGGATCAGATATGGAGAGCTTACAACGATTACTGCTGGAAGCGGGATCGGGAAATCATCCTTTTGCCGTCAACTCGCAACTCATCTTCTCAGTGAGCGATGCAGGGTCGGTTACGTGGCGCTTGAAGAATCCAACCATCGTACGGCTCTCGGACTCATGGCCTCACATCTCGGACACCCCTACCACTTAGGGGAGCATGACCGAAAGACGCTAACCGATGCCTATGAAAAGACACTAGCCAAGTGGCAGTTGTTTCTATTTGATGGGTTCGGGTCTTATGACCCTGATGTTATTTACAATCGCATTGAGTATCTGGCTTGTGGGCTTGATACCAAAATTATATTCTTAGATCACTTATCTATCCTACTATCCGGTTTGGAAGGGGATGAGAGACGGATGCTAGATATTACTATGACTAAGCTGCGAAGTTTGGTGGAACGTACTGGCATTGCTCTATTTTTAGTTTCACATTTACGTCGCGCAGGAGGCGATGTCAACCATGAAGAAGGAGGAAGAGTCACACTGGGACAATTACGTGGCTCAGCTTCAATCGCTCAGTTATCAGATTCAGTCATCGCACTGGAGCGAAATCAACAAGACGGATCTGAACACTCTGATACAACAATTAGAGTCCTTAAAAATAGATATTCTGGCGAAACTGGCATCGCATCAACGCTTAGATATGACTTAGAAACTTGCAAATTTATTGAACATGAAATTAAACCCGACTTCAATCCGGCAACCGATTTCTAATGCACCACCATATAAACCTTGGGTGCATCCGTGGTACACATATAATGATCTAAAGAAACCAAATCCACCAACTCAAGATGCTGTTGACAAAGCTCAGTTTGTGGATAAGACCTATAAATGGAAAGCTAAATGAGCTGGATCAAAGAACCGCTGCTGATCGTCGCGATCGGCTGCTTCGGTTGTTTTGCTCTTATCCAAACAATCCATTGGCAAGGTCACCAAGAACGACCATGTGTTCATACAGGCAACAATGCTGATTTTTGACCTAGAAACTGATGGGTTATTGAACAGTGTCAGTTGTGTCCACTGTCTAGCTATTTACAACACAGAAGAAGAAAAGATGCACGTGTTCAATGATAAGGGGAATACAGACCCCATCATTCGCGGCATTACATATCTGGAAGAAGCTGAGACTATTGCTGGTCACAACATCATTAATTATGACCTACCAGTTATAAGAAAACTTTATCCATTCTTCGAGCCTAAGGGTAACAAGGTCGATACCTTAGTCCTTTCTCGTTTATACCATCCTAACATGTTGGATATAGATAAGAAAAAGAATTGGCCTCACATGCCACTACAACTGTATGGCAGACATTCTCTTGAATCATACGGATACAGGCTTGGTGAATACAAAGGCAACTTTGCTAAGACCACAGACTGGAAAGAATGGAGTCAAGAGATGGAGGATTATTGCGTCCAAGACGTTAATGTAACCACCAAACTTTGCAACCATTTTCACCCCTACCTGACTGGGTTGCGTTAGAGCACCGAGTCGCAGAAATACTTACACAACAAGAAATTCATGGATGGCGAATTGATGAACGCGCTGCATGGCAGCTTGCATCGGCTCTCCAAGAAGAGTTGGAAGAAACTTCTGAAATACTACGAAAAAGGCACCCTTTCGTTAAAGGCCCGTCGTTTACTCCTAAAAGAGATAACAAAAGGCAAGGATACGTTCAAGGATGCGAGTCAATCAGACTCAAAGAACTAAACCCCACATCGCGTGATCACATCGCATGGATACTTTCGACATTTTATGGCTGGACTCCGATCCAGAAGACGAATACTGGGAAGCCAGTTATAGACGAGATTATTCTGACGGAGATTGCGCAAGATGGGATACCGATAGCAGCGGACTTCGCAAAGTGTCTGGATATTACCAAGAAATTGGGGATGATCTCGCAAGGCACGAACGCTTATCTGAAGCTATCTACGACTGCTGAAAGAATCCATCACCATTGTTCAGTTAGTTGCGCCACTCATAGATGCGCCCACCGTAATCCCAACCTAGCCCAAACCCCTAGTGACGAACGATTCAGACGATTATTTGTACCAACTGAAGGTCAACTGCTGTGCGGGGCTGATTTGTCTGGCATTGAGTTGCGGATGCTTGCTCACTATCTGGCCCGTTACGACGGTGGAAGATACGCAGACATCTTACTCAACGGTGACATCCATCAAACCAATGCTGACAAGATTGGAATATCTAGACGAGCCGTTAAGACTGTCACATACGCCTTTCTTTATGGCGCAGGTGATATTCGCATAGGTCAGAGTTTTGATAAACAACTATCAGATAAAGAAGCTCGTGCGAAAGGCAGGGAGATTCGTGCTGCATTTATTGACGCGATTCCTGGACTTGCTGATTTACTTGCTGCTATTAAAACTGCAGCTGGGCGCGGCTTTATTAAAGCTATTGATGGACGCAAGATCATCCTTGACTCGCCACATAAAGCGCTCAATTTTTGCCTCCAATCAGGGGCCGGAGTGGTAGCTAAGCGTTGGCTAGTTATCGCTAACGATATGTCGAAACAGTTCTGTTGTAGTCAATTGGGTTTCATTCATGATGAGATCCAATATGAAGTTGATCCAGAGCACGGAGAGGATCTCAGGTTTGCTCTTGAGCTAGCCGCCGTGCAAGCCGGTGAATACTACAAAATGAGGCTGCCTATTGCAGCTGAAGCTAAGCTCGGTGCAAACTGGGCGGAGACACACTAATGATTAACAAACTAAAGAATCCTAGATTCTACTCATACCAGCAGATGAAGGAGCTG